CCCATTCTCCTTAATAAGTCTTTCTCCACCAGGATCTCTGCCATTCTTACATAATCTTCATGCAATGAAGGACCTGGAGTTGGGTCTGTGTGAGCCGTTTGCATTCCTGGTCTAACTTTGTGTGTTTGTGCCATTCCTGATCTACGGCTTAGGACAGACATTCTCTGTCGTGCAAGCTTTCCTTTATTACTCTGGTCCGTTGCAAAGCTTTTGGTTCTACCTTCGGTAGATCCCATTGATGGTGGATCACGCATTAACTCAGACAATATTGCTATTGATTTCTTATAAGCTTCGTTCATTTCATTTGACATTTCGGAGTCCTCACTCTATTATATAGATATGTTAACCATAGACAATCCTAATAAATTTGACTGGGCTGGAATGTCTCTGCATGATTGTGCAGAGGGAAATGCTCTAGATTCTTATTTCACATTAAAACTATTTAATATGTGCGAAAAAGAGCTAAAGAAGCTCAATATGCTACATTTATACAACAGTTTGATGTCCCCTGCTACGGAGGTGTTCTCAGGGATGGAGTTTAATGGTTTAAATATTTCTCAGGAAAAATTAAAAACAGTAGGTAAAGAACTGTATCTACAGAATATAGAAGAATCTGATGATCTTCATTCTCACGATCAGGTAGAAAAAGATGATAATTTATCATCAACTAATGATCTTATTAAAATATTGTATACTAGGGAAGGAGGGTTTGGCTTATATCCTCCTGATAGAACAGCTAAAGGTGCTCCTTCGGTGTCAGCACCTACGTTAAAAGTAATTTTGGAACATCTTGAAGACGAATTAAAGAAACGCAATGTCTAGGTGGAAAAAGAAGGCTGATGATAAAAAGATAAGCAAGTGGAGAATATCCGAACATGCTACAGATCATTTATTAAAGGCTAAGGATTTTGTGGGAGGCTTACTTAATCTTCGTAAGTCTGAAAAGCTGTATAGGACTTATGTTAAAGGTGTGCGAAATGCTGCCTTATACAACGAAGAGGATAAAGTTTACGTTGATTATAAGTTAGATGGTACAACTACTGGACGTTTGTCCTGTACTGCGTATACTGCTGCTAAAAGCATGGGAGTGTCATTTCACACTTTACCCCGTGACACTAAGACTAACATCAGAAGTATGTTCGTAGCCCCACCTGGGTTTAGATTTATAACGGTGGATTATGCTTCTATGGAGTTGCGTGTCTTGGCTCATATTGCAAAAGAGTATAAGATGCAAAAAGCCTTTAAAGGTGGTATTGATCTGCACAGGTATACGGGAAGCCTGTTGTTTAATAAATCTCAGGACAAGGTGACTAAGCAGGAGAGGCAAGTAGCTAAGACTACATCGTTCCTTATCGTGTATGGGGGTTCAAAGTTCCAATTGTCGGATATTATGAGGATTCCTATTAGAAAGGCTGACAAGGTTATTGAGTCTTATAAGAAAGTGTATCCTGGGATTTTCCAATATATGGAGTTTATTGAAAAGTTTATTAGAAAGAATAAGTATGCTTACTCTATTTTTGGAAGACGGAGAAATCTTCCTGATATTGATTCTAAGAATTTTGCAGTAGCATCTAAGGCAGTCAGGCAGGGCATCAATTTTACAATCCAGAGCACCGCGTCTGATATTCTAGTATGTTCTTTGATAGGTATATCTGAGAAGCTAGAAGAGAAGGGTATGAAAACTAAGGTTGTAAGTACTGTGCATGATAGCTTGGAAATAATTAGCCCAGCCGAAGAGGTGGATGAAGCTTGTAGTATTATACATAATGAGATGGTTAACTATCCTTATATTAAAAAGCATTTTGGTCTATCCTTTGATGTACCTCTAGAAATTGAAATTTTAATAGGGGATTCTTTCGGAGACGGGGAGGAGTATTTCGTTGAAAGTATTAATGATAACTGATGTACATTTTGGCGAGGTAATTCCTGGATATGTTGATTCTCAAGTAGAATGTTTAAAAAATATCTATAATTCTGATAATTTTGATCATGTTTTAATACTAGGTGACGTATTTATTAGAAGGTCACCTAAACCAAATGTACTACTAAAAACGCAGGGATTTTTAGAGTATATTTCTAAGAAAAGTGACGTTACCATTATAAAGGGGAATCACGATGCAGAAACTAAAGCAGATGATGGGGTTACGGCCCTCAGTTTATTTACAACAAGCAAGCTCCGTGTGTTTGAACACATTGGGTCAGATAATGAACTGGGTTGGTTCTTTATCCCTCATTACGAAAACGAAGTTTTTATTAAAGAAGCTCTGGCAACTTGTCCTAGACACTATCTGGTGTTCGGTCACTTTGGTTACGCTGATTATGTGTCTCACGCTGGCAGGTATGGTGGGATTATTAGTCTTGATGATTTTCATAACCGTACATTTCTGGGGCATCTGCACAGTAACATTACAAAAAATGGAGTTACGGTCCTAGGTACTCAATATACTACCAGTTTTCGTGAAAGTGACAAAGTAAGTTGGTATGGTATCCTGGAAGGGGAACCTCATAACTGGACTTATACACAAAAGAAGGTTGAAGGCTTTGGAGGTCCTAGGCATTTAACATATGCCATAGAAGATATCTATCCAAACTTAGAGATTATAAATGATCCGTCTCATTTTACACTTCTAAGAGTTTGGATAGATTCTCTGTCAGGGGATAACACTGTTAGTTTACAAGAAGATCTTCTAAAGAATTGTAATGTAGAACAGATTGATATCCAGTACAATCCTGTTTTCACTGATGAAGAGATAAGTAACTTTACTCCCTCAGGAGAGGTGTTCTCCATAACAGATGATATGATTAATAGTTATATTGAACAAACTACAACCACACTCTCTAAGCAGGATTTGTTAGAGGGCTTACAGATTCTAAAAGATGCAGATTAAAAAAGTATCAATTCAAAATTTCTACTCCATTAAAAAGATAGACTTTGATTTCACAAAATATAAGGGAGTTACTCTTATTGAAGGCGAAAACAAAGACACTGGGGGATCAAATGGGGCAGGGAAGAGTGCTTTATTTGAGGCAGTGGTTTGGGGTCTCTATGGTAAGACAATTAGAAAGTCTACTGAGGCAGCACTTATAAATGTAACCTCAGGTAAAGACTGCAAAGTTATAATGCACGTAGATGATGATATAGTGATAGAGAGGTGTAAAAAGCCTACCTCACTACAGTTTAGAAAAGGAAAAGATAACCTTACCAAGGCGAATGCACTAGAAACTCAAAAGGAAATTGAGAAATATCTAAAGGTGGATTATAAAACGTTTATGACTTCTATGGTTATGGGGCAGCACAATGCTCTTGAGTTTTTAGGAGCTACACCTGATGATAAACGTTTAATAATTAAGAACTTTTTAAACTTGGAAGATATTTTTAAAACCAGAGAGAAGGTTAAGTCTTTTAAATCACAATTTAATAACGAAGTAAAGACTAGAACGTTTATTATAAAGGAATACTTAAAGGACGTAAAGGAATTAAAAGATAAACTTAGTATTATTGAGAAAGATAAGGAGAAATATAAGTTTACAGATGATTTAAAGAATATCAAAATGCTTGATATTCTAAAAAAAGAAGAGGAAACAGGCGTTCTATCTAAGAAAATTAAGAAAATTAAGGATGATGTGATTCCTGGGCTAAAAGATGCCCTTTTTAAACTTCATATTAAAGCTAATAAAGGTATTCATAGAACTGCTGAAGTTTGTGGAGAATGTAATAGTGAATACGTAGTAGAACAGACTGATGAAGATCTAGAAAAGCTAGAATATCAGATAAACCAATTGGCAGATTTAAAAAGTATTAAGGAACAAGAGATAAACAGTTTACTAGTAAAGAAAGTTTCTATTGACATTCCTATAAAGTCAAAGGACCTTGGGTACTTTCAGGAATTTTTAGATTTGTGTAGCTTCGAAGATTCGTATAAAGAAAGATTGGAACAGCTTCAACAAAAGATAGACGAGCAAGAAGTAAAGAAGCTAAACAACCAAAAGAAGTATGAGTCAATGAAATTCTGGGAGAAGGCATTCTCAGAGCAAGGACTTATTCAATATGTTATTAGAAATGTACTGAATTATCTAAATGTAAATTGCAATAAATATGTCTCGTTGCTTTCGGCAGGAAAAATGAAGATAGAATTTGATGAAAAATTGAATGAGACTATCCAATGTGGGGGTAGTGAGATACAACATATCTCACTTTCTGGGGGCGAAAAACGCAAAATAAATATAGCAATAATGTTGGCTTTACAGGACCTTTTAGCTATAGTGACGGGCAGTAAAACTAATATTCTTTTTCTTGATGAAATAGCTGAAAATTTAGATGCCGATGGTATAAATGGCTTGTATATATTAATGCGAGAATTGAGAAAAAGTAAGGATTTGTTCGTAATAACACATAATAATAATTTGAAATCCGTGTTGGATTTTGGGAATAAGGTCACTATTATAAAAGCTCGCGGTTACTCTAGGCTTAAGGAAACATTATGACAATTGCACAGCTAAATGATCTCGGACAAACCATTTTTGAACAAAGGTATGCATACCCAGGAGAGAAGGGATGGGGAGATAGAGCTAAAACGGTTGCCAATCATGTAGCGTCTGCTGAGAACGATCAAAATAAGGAGAAAATATCCAAGAAGTTTTTTGAAGTTATTTCTTCTGGCGACTTTGTTCCTGGAGGTAGGGTTTTATTTGGTGCGGGGAGAAAGAATTATAACCTTCTAAATTGCTATGTGCTACAACCTGGGGATTCTGTAGCATCCATTGGAAAGTTGATTCAAGATGCTTACCGTATTTCTTGTGCAGGAGGAGGAATAGGGTTTAACTTTTCTAAGATTCGTCCTAAAGGAGACGATATCCAAAATATCACCAATTCTGCTCCTGGCTCTGTATCAGTAATGCGTATGATTAACGAGATTGGTAATCACGTAAGAGCAGGTAAGAATCGCCGTACAGCATTGATTGGAATATTGGATGTTACACATCCTGATCTTCTGGATTTTCTACATGTTAAATTAGACAAGCAGGAGCTTAATAATTTTAATATTTCCGTTGCTATTAATGATAGGTTTTTAGAAGCTTGTGAGAATGATGAAGACTGGTATTTTACTTTTAATAGTCGTAAATATTATATTTATTCTTTCCATCGTGTTAGTAAGGAGGGGGTAGATATCATCAACGTTGTAGGATTGAATGAAGAGGATGCTTATAGTAGGGCAACACAGCACTATTCTGAGTATGGAGGAAGTACTTTTAAATTTGAGAAACAGATTCCTTTGAAAGCTAAAGTGCTTTGGGATCAGCTTTGGGGTAATGCTGTGAAATCTGGAGATCCTGGTATTTATAATATTTCATTAGCTAATAAGTACACTAATGTTTCCTATTTTGAGACGTTGGATTCTACTAATCCATGTGGCGAGATTCCTTTGCCTAATTTTGGGAATTGTTGCTTGGGGCATGTTAATCTTTCTAATATGGTTGAATATGGAGAGTTTAATTGGAAGCGTTTTGCTGCGTCTGTTCGGACTGGGGTAAGGTTCCTTGATAATGTCTTGACGGTCAACTCATTCCCAATTGAAGAGTGTCGAGAAGTAGCTCATAAATCTCGTAGGATTGGCTTAGGCTTTATGGGTTATCATTACATGCTTATTAAGTTAGGAATTAAGTATGGTAGTGATAAGTGTTTAGAATTTACGGACAGGCTTATGAATACTTTTCGAGATGAAGCATATAAAACCTCAATTTATATATCTAGAGACAAGGGGCCTTTTGACGAGTTCAATGTTTCTAAGTATTTGAAGGAAGAGTATGCTAAGACGCTCCCAGCCAGAATCAGGATGCTTATTAGGGAGCACGGTATTAGAAATGCAGTTATGCTAACGATAGCCCCAACTGGGACCATCAGTATGGTGCATGGAGTCTCTTCAGGAGTAGAACCCATTTTTTCGGCTATGTATAAAAGACGTTATCGTGAGAACAATACCTGGCAAGAAACTATAGTCGTAGATCCCCTATTTAAAGAATATTTTGATAAAGGAATGAATTTAGAAGATTTTGTAGGAGCATACGATGTAACTCCAAAACAGCATATGGCAGTTCAGGCAGTATGTCAAAGATATGTTGATAGTAGTATCAGTAAGACTATTAATCTCCCATCAACCGCAACGGGTGAGGAGTTAAGTAGTACAGCTTTAGCATTTGCTCCCTACTTAAAAGGGATGACTGTTTATAGAGCGGGGTCTAAAGGACAAGAGCCTTTGGAATCCATTCCTTTAAATGAAGAAAATATTAAAAAGTATATGGCAGTTGAGTCTGTAATAGAAGAGAAAGTTCAAGATGTATCTTTCTGTTCAATTAATGGAGGAGAATGTGGCTGAGACAGAAACAAAAACTATGAAAGTTGAGGCATTGGGAACCAGGATCTTGGTTCGATTGGATAATCCAGAAGAGATTACGGATGGCGGTATTATTATACCAGATGGTGCTCAAGAAATGCCGATAGAGGGAAAGATATTTGGTGTTGGTGCCGACTGTCTTACCCTTAAAGTAGGAGATAAGGTTTTAGTTCCACCACATGCGGGGTCTTTTGTGAATCTGAGAGGAAATGGATTTACTGTAATGGATGAAGAAGAAGTTATGGTACGAATTCATGATGTAGATTAATGACCTTCTATAGCTTTGAATGTGAAGAATGTGAGGTTTATTGGGAGAAGGAAGGCTCAATGAGCAAACCTCCAAAAACCAGTAAATGTTCTATATGTAATAAGAGAAGAAATAGAGTATTTACTGCCCCATCTTTACACTTTAAAGGGATGGATTTTCACACTAACAGAGTTAAAGTAGAAAAATACAAACGTGATGGTATGGAAAAAGAGGTCGCTGATGAGTTTTTAAAAAATGAGTGCAAGTATTCAAAAGATCGAGCTTCAGAGAGCGCAAGGCAATACAAGAGGGTAGTTCCTGATTTTGAGAAGATGGTCAAGGAAGGAAAGGCTAGGAAATGCTCAGACAAAGAAACAGCCCAACGCAAAAAAAATGCTAGACAAATCACAACCGATTGGTATAATAGAGCAGGTATGGATCCGCACAAAGACATTACCCCTAATTTAAACTCAATTTACTAAAGATAACCAAATGAAATACAGCTTTTCAGATAGCATCCAAAGGACTATTCTATACCTACTGAAGTCCGATAAAGATTTCTACCTACAAATTGTCAATCTGGTAAAGCCAGAGCATTTTGAATTCCCAGTGCATGGAAAGTTATTTTCCCTAACTAGGGATTACCATGATAAGTACCTAAAGCTTCCTACCGATGATGTGCTTATTGAAATGGTGAGGGAAAGTAAGACTGTATCCGAAGATATGTCAGACTATCAAGATGAGATTACTTACATTAATGGACTTGATGTAAGTGCCTTTGATAGTAAAGATTTCTTGTTGGATTACATTGAAGATTTTGCTCGTAAGCAGGAAGTAAAAGAGGCTATTCGCAAGTGTGTAGATCTAGTCAAAGAAGATAGGCTGGATGAGACAGAGGAAACTATTAGAAAAGCTCTTATGGTTTGTAGGACTGTCGATAATGGACAGGTTTACTTTTCCTCAGTTAAAGAAAGATGGGAACGGTTACTAGCCAGGAGAGATATTGATAAATACAAAACCATTCTTCCAGTTTGTAATAAGTATTTGGAAGGGGGTCATAACGCAAAAGAGTTGTGTATGGTTGTTGCCTCTGCTGGCACAGGGAAAAGCTTATTCCTGGTAAATCAAGCTGTAGCTTCCATGATGGAGGGTAAGAAGGTTCTATATGTCTCCCTGGAGATGTCAGAGGACAAGATTGCAAATAGGTTTGATTCAATTATTACAATGTTGCCTGTATCCAAGTTAAAGGAGCCTTCTACTCAGCTTCAATTGAATGAACGTCTAGATTTGTTTAAGAAGCATTTTCCTAAATCACAACTGGTTATTAAGGAGTTTCCTACAGGTCATGCTAATGTTAATACCTTGAGAGCCCTTTTGGTGCAGTTGAAGAGTTATGACAATTTTGAACCTGACCTTATCATTGTGGATTATCTTGAACTTCTTCGCCCAGTACGCCTTATCGAGCAGGAGTATATGGCTCAACAGCGGATTGCGGAAGAACTTAGAGGACTCGCTGTAGAATACAATTGTCTTGTGTGGACTGCTTCTCAGGTTAATCGTGAAGGTAGGAGAGTGAATCTCATCACTGACGCACAGCTTGCTGATTCATACGGTAAGATCAGGACAGTGGATTGGTCAATTTCCTTGAATCAAACTGAGGAAGAATATGATAATGGTAAAATGAGAGGTTATGTTATCAAGGCTAGAGATAGTAAGCAAAGGTATGTAATTCCTATAGACGTAAATTATTCTACCTTGAGGATGACCGAGGGGACTTTAATGGAAGAGAGTAACGAGCTATCGGAGCTTGTTGCAACAATATAATGAGAGTATTTGAGGTATAAAATGAGTGATTTAGAACTAGATCTAAAAGGCATTACAGAGGAGACTTATCCTGGTATTGTAAGAGAAATTACTAATATAAATGGTAGTATTGACGAGGAATTAGAAAGACAGGCTAGCTTGTATTCTTGGTATCACGGTTTATTGGCTACTTGTAAGAATAAGGTTAGAAAATCAGAAGCTGATCTAGAGATTTTTGAGTCCTTGACTAGAAATGATGAATATACTCGTCGCACTGAGGAAGGACAGAAGATTACAGAGAAGATTATGGAAGCTCATGTAAAATCTCGTCCTGCGTATAGAGAATTACTAGAAGCTAAAATGGATTTAGAAACCAAGTATGATTTGTTGAGGGGCATCGTGACTAGCTTGTCTCACAAGAAAGATACTTTAATTCAAATGTCTTCTAATGCTAGGGCAGAAAAAAATATTTATAATAGTTGACAACCCGTGTCGATTTGTCTATAATGTACGTAACAGATTTAATAACCAAAAAAACAGGAGAAACTAATGGCAATTAACCTTGACGAACTGCGTCGTAAGCATGAGCAACTTAGCGGTGCTAAAACTAACCAATCTTTCCTCGATAACTTTCTTCGTCTGGAAGAAGGCACTAATCTAGTTCGAATCCTTCCTGGAGGCGATGATGATAAGCAATTTTATGCGGAGACTAAGATCCACCGCGTAGAATCTAATGATGGTACTATTAGAAACTATCACTGTCGTAAGGTACATAATGAGGAGTGCCCTCTGTGTGACACTTACTACGCATTGTGGAATAAGTCCACCGCACAGGACGATGAGTTCGCAAATAAGGCTAGGCAGATTAAGCCTAGAGAGCGGTATTACATGAACGTGGTAGCACGTTCTGATTCTGGAAATCAGCCTGTGAAGATCCTGTCCATTGGTCAGATGATCTTTAAGAAGATTATCGGAACAATTCTTGATGAGGATTTTGGGGATATTACAGATCTTCAAAGTGGACACGATTATAAGATCGTGAAGGTGATGGACGGTCAGTGGCCTAAGTATGACCAAAGTCAGCCCCGTCCTAAGCCTGAGGCTGCTGGATCAGATCAGAGCATTGCTGTGTGGATGGACTCCCTTCACGATGTTCACGGCTTGGTGAAGCTTGAGGAGTATTCTGATGTCAAGGCAGCGGCAGAGACGGTCCTTCCTCTTACCGAGGATCGTCCCGTTGAATCTTCTGAGGATGGAGAAGGGGATAACGAATACTTGAAGAAGTTGGAAAGTTGATGTGATGTAGGGTGGTGACCGTTGAAAGGAGGCATGTAATGTGCCTCCTTTTTTTTATCTATAATAATACATGAAAAAACTGCGAATATTAGTTGTCCCTGCTAACGAAGGGGGTTGTGCGTACTATAGAGCTATAATGCCATTTGAAAAACTTCAAGATCTCTG